CAAAACGAACCTTCTTCCAGCGAGCCAGTGTTTTACGGTTCATGTGCCATTTGGCATTAACCAGGAAACGGGTCGGTAGCGCTGCTTCAGCATCGATCAGGAAGTTAACCCGAGCAACGTCATCAGCACCGAAGTCAGCCGAAACACCTGTGCCCAGAGCAGGGAAGTAGTCGGACGGACGAGCACCTACTCCGGTCGGAGTCAGGGTCGGCAACCAGGATTTACCAGTACCGTCAGTGATGTCGACACGGGAGCTGGACAGAATACCACGAGCATTCAGGTCAGTACCGTCACCGTACAGGATTTGGGCAGCCAGATAGATGCCAATTTCCTCACCCAGGCTGGTGATCAGGTCTTGATAGACGTTGATGTCAGCACCCATCAGGGCTTCATTGGTGATGCGCGGTTGAGCATACAGTTTGAACACCTTGGACTTAACTTCAGCATAAGTCTGGGTGCTGGTTTCAGCGGGTACAGTACCAGCCACGTTTTCGATACCTTCCGCGATAGACGGATAGGTGATCTTGATGAGCTGACGGTAGTCACGGGTCATGTCTGATTTCAGCATGATTTGCTGAACGACAGGACTGAACTCACGAGCATGGTCGAGCACATCCATGGAAAGAACTTCCATGACTGCATAACCGCCTTGTGCCGGAGTAGACAGGTTCAGGGTCTTGATTTGCAGCTCGATCTCAGCTTGGAGACCTTCAACCACGTCACCTTTATTGCCTTTGTTCTTCTTCATGAAAGAACCGAAGGACTTCATGACGACCTGTTGAATTGCTTTCTTCTGCTGTTCATCAGTGATAGCAGCAGCGGGAGCTTTGTACTTGGAGCGTAGGTCGCTGATTTCGTTGGCGAGGTCTTCCAGATCTTTAGCCATTTTCTTGGCTTCATCCTGGTCACCACCTTCTTTCAGCTTGTCGAAGTCACCCTTCAACTGAATGAACTTCTCTTCTTGTGCCTTCATGGCTACAGTCAGAGTCTCATTCTCTTTCTTTTGTGCTTCGAAATTGGCAGTCGCCTTTTCGATAAGCGCTTTCAGTTCTTCCAAAGTCATATCTGACTCCTTGCTAATAAAATGGTTGTTGAATTACCTTTGCGCTTATCCAAGCGGTTGAGTGTCTCCACACTATGTGTAAATCTTATTTGAACAGCGGACTCTTTTCAAGAACACTTTTCAAATCATTCAAATCAATTTCGTCAGTCGAGGGTTTGTAGTCAGCAGTGATACGTTCGATCTGACGTTTGCTCAGACCAACAGGTACACTTTCGAGTAGCAAACGAAGTTCGGCCTTGGTGACAATCTGACCTTCCGCAATGCGGGTCTTGATATCAACCAGACGGGATTCTTCATTACAGGCAAAAGTCACAGCACTGACTTCACGGATGTCAATCTTAATCAGATCATTACACCCGAGCTGACTATTCCATTTTTCATCGTTGACGCGATAACCAATGGAGAAGCTGTCGAGGGCTTTTTCACGGTACAACTCATAGAGTTCATTACCACGAGGGGTATTTGCGAACTTACCTTCCAGGTAAAGACCCTTGCTATCCTCTTCCATCTTCTCCCACATACCAACAGGTGGTTCCCACGGGTTGTGCATCCAGAAGAATTTAGGCATGGTGCCAGCCGCTTTGTGTGCTGCAACACTGTCGCGGTATGCACCATCGACCACACGGTCAAGGGCGTGGTCGATATTACCTTTCACGTTTCCATAACAGGAGAACGTACGGTCACCACTGAGAGCCTTAAATTCAAGAACACTCAGGTCGAGAGTTTTATTGCCCATCAGGTTTGTCCTCAGTGGGTGCTGGTTGATTATTAGCGCCATAGAGGCGTTCTTGCATCGAGTCTAACTCATCCCATGTTCCGTAGACAACGTTGTTGTTATCAACGCAATATACGTCACCACCTTCGACTGGTTCTTCACCAAGAGCATTGCGACCTTCGTTGATACTGTAGAGACCACCTTTAACTGCTTTCTCAACATGTTCAACCAATCGCCACGGTGACCCGGCATAAAAAGCATTACGGTCAAACTCAATTTCATACCCAGCAGGAAGCAACGGGTTCAGTGCTTTCTCCACTTTCACCAGAATAGGGTTTAGTGAATCACGCATATACGCCTCGTCGAGGTCGAACACGTCACCTGTGCCAGTGTTAGTGCTCGCAACGCCGACACGATGAACAGGAACACGGAAGATACGGCAGATCCGGTTTACGGTGAACTCTCTGTTCTTGAGTAGTTCAGTTTCAGCAGGGGTTAGTTTGAAGCTATGAAATTTTAAGTCTTCTTCAAAAATAGGTATTGAAGAAGTACCATTCGGTCCACGAAGTGTTTTTATTTGCTCTTGTAATCTGGCTATTTTGTTATCGTCTTTAAAACCGTTTGGTGTACTCCCGTACATACGAGCAGTTATACCGTCAGTATTACTTTCAAATGCAGTTTCTTCCTGAGCATCAGCAATACCCATCAAGCGAGCATTTTGAACCAGTGGGCTAACTGGTGTGTACCCGTCGAATGTAAAATTCTTGATGATGAACAGGTCTTCTGCTCGGTAAGGATCACCAGGTTTACCGTCGTTACGGAGATAGGTGTAGTAGACCACACCGTTGACATCCATATTCGGTCTGATGTTACCCTGAAACCGGAACGGGATAATGCTCATCACGTTTCCTCGGTCATTCCGCTCAACATAAGCGTAGAAGGCACCGAAACGCTCAAGACTTACCACGAGCATTTCCATGAACTCCTGAAAAGTTAAATAGTCACACGGTTTTTGTGTGAAAATCTGGTGCAAACGACCGGTCTTGACTTGGACTCGACTCTTCTTCAACGGTGTTTCATAGAGTTTGATTGGCAATTGACCAATGGTTTCACTCTTGTCTCGAAGGCAAGCGTACACAGCCTCAATCTTTGAAGAAAAGTCAGACCCGTAAACCCCAAGATTTCGCATCCCTGCAACGTCAATCACAATTGACCCGTCACTAGCTTTCTGAGAGTCTCGCTGACCCTCAGATTTCTGATTTCGTCTCAGCCAACTAAGCAGGCCCATTTGTCAATTCCTTAAAAGATAAGAAGTCCACGTTCATCATAAACACTTTTCTCCACCTTACCAAGAGTAGCCGCACTCAATGCGATGATTGTTGCAATCAACGGGTCGATCTTATCGGTCTTACTGTTTTCGCGATACACCATCAAGTTGTTTTGTCTTGTCATTGTTATGAGTGCGCAGGAGCACGCAAATTCAAATAGATCTGAGTCATACCTAAGTTGTTTCTCTTTTATCAAGCCTTCCAATTTCTTGGCCGGTAGGCTCATGTTTCCTGTGCCTTGTGATACAGACAACATAGTGAAACCTGCTGCTTCCATGTCACTTGCTATGTCGGCCATATGGTATGGGTCATAGCAGAAGGCTTCGATCTCAAACATCAAACTCAACTCGGTCATGACTTTTTTGATGTCATCGTCCCTCACTGTCGGAGTCATAACGAGACGAAGGTCACCGGAGTCAACAGCCTTGTGGTAAAGACTCTTCAGGTAGTCTCCAGCAGCGTCTACAGTCTTCTTAGGTAGCAGGTTGACCCAGAACACGTCCACACCACCAACGTCATCAGGAATCAACACAGAGAATGAGGTGAGGTCGTGAACCATTGCTCGGTCTATACCGACCCAAGCCTTCCGACCACGGAATTTCTCGATGTCAAGCCCTGGTTTGCGGTTCTCCTTAACCTCTATGACGACATCACGGCAAACGGCACGGTGATCCAGTATGCAGACCGACACGCCCTTGGTTTATTAGCTTGCATGATATGTCAGTATGACCAATTATCACAAGACTTGACGGAGAACGGTGCAGCCAACGAGGTACAGGGTGACAGGGCCATGATCACCAAGAAGAACCCGGCTGGTGACCTGCTGCTCAGACTGGCTCCGCAAATTAAGGCAATGTTTGCAGAGTTCAAGATGACACCTGCCTCTCGTGGTAAAACGTTCGGAGGCACTGGTGAGACACCGAAAACTGTTGATGACGGATTCGGGGAGATTTGAGATGACACCAGTAAAACGGGTTCGCTGTACTTATTGTGGTAGCACTGCACACGAAATAAAGTATTGCCCTAAAACATGGGCTGGTCAGTCAAACATAAATAATCGCCGTTGCAGTTACTGTGGAAGCAAGAACCACGAACGAAAAGATTGTCCGAAAGCATGGTGACTAAATGAACATCGAGCAGTACGCATTTCCTAACTTGGTTCCTGGTGACCAAGATTGGCGTTGGTGTCACCGGTATGCTTACGACATAATCCGTGGCGAAGTACCGTCATGCCAAAAAATGAAATGGGCAGCACTCCGCCACTTCCGTGACCTGGAGAATCCTGATTTCTACTTTGACGAGGAAGCAGCCAAGTCCATTGTCCTCTGGTTCAAATTTATTCCAATTACAGACGGTAAGAATGCAGGTAGTCCTACTATCCTGCTCCCCTGGCAAATCTTTGTTGTCGTGTCTCTGATCGCATGGAAGTGGAACAAAGATACCTTTGATTCTGATGGAAATGCACTGACAGTAAAGGGTAACAGGCGATTCAACCAGACCTTTATTCTGATATCACGGAAAGGCGGTAAGACCACACTAGCAGCAGGTATTATGCTTTACCTGATGTACAAGTCCGGCTATCAGCCGAGAGCGTATGCTGTAGCAACCAAGCGTGACCAGGCGAAACTACTCTGGAAAACAGCAGCGTTGATGATTAAGTTATCACCGAGGTTGAGGTCGATATTTGATGTCAGAGCAAATGAGATACTCATGCCTAATGTGTCTGGTGAGTTCAAAGCTCTTGCTAGTGATTCACATAAGATGGACGGTCTCAACCCTATAGCTGTAAGTCTTGACGAGCTACATAGTTACAAAGACCGAAACCTGTATGGTGTAATGATCTCAGCATTCGGTGCTCAACCAGAGTACCTTCTAATTGGCAT